GATAATAGTTTTTCTGACCGTCAAAATCATCGTAATATGGATCAACATTAAAATTCGTAGTTAATGGCATTTAATAACCTCTAAAATCTAACAATAAGTCTTATGTTTTCTGCTTGACCATCAAATCTTCTTGTGGAAATATCATTTTCGATGTATAACATATCTCCACTATACGGCTCAAACTCAGGATCTTGTGTGCTAACTACCAATCGACTTACACCTGAATTAGCACCAATAACAGGAACACCAGTTTGGAAAGTTCCTTTTACATTTGTAATTTTTATTTCGTTTGAAGTTTGATCTAAAACAAAACCATAAGACACTGCATTATTTGCACTGGTTCCCTGATAGACAAATTCATCTAAAGAATAACTTCCGCCAGGAACTAAAGTTAGTGTTCTTGTTTGTGAAATCACATCACTTGCATTCGCCGAAGTGACTACATTGGCATCACCATATTTATGCGGATTTACAAAGATTCCATATTGTCTAAACGTTGTATTTGCTGGTATTTTACCACCCTCAGTGGTGTCAATTTCACCAATTCTGCTGCAAACCATAACACTATTAGCCATTAATTCTCTGGCCGGGTTGTTTGCATGACCATATTTCATGTCCAAAATTGCTCTTGCAGCAGCATTTGAACCAGTTCCAAAGATGAATACGTTAGCACGTGAGTAATCAGTTCCAATAGTTGTCACTGAAATTTTATCCACATTTCCAACAGTGTTGATTGTGGCAGCAGCAACAGTTGAAGTTCCGTCACCCTCAATGAATATTCTAGTTGTAAGTTGAGCTGAATTTGCTGCCGTGTTTCCTCCACCAGAACCAGATGTTCCAGTAGATAGTGTAAGTTGTGGTTGTCCTAGAACGATACCCACACTCTGCACATAAGAACCTACAGTAATTCCTGTTCCAGATATCGACATATTTGCGGCAACATTTGTTGTATTTGCCAACGTTAAAACTGTGCATCCTTCTGTAAAAGCATCAATAATACGAATATCATTTTCATAATAACCATTGCCTTTGTTTGTCACAACAATAGTTGTTAATTCACCATCAATGATATCAAGAGCACTTGAACCATAATCTAATTGATTTATAGATGTTGGAACAGGAATCCATTCATCAGTTAAGAATCTGTTTGAAGGTTTAACATTGAACATATACTTCCAAATGTAGCCATCAGACGTAGCAATATTACCGTTGGAAGAAGTATAATCACCACGTGGTTCTACAGTTGAAGGTATTGAATTATTATTTGACAGACACTTATAGACGTTTCTTTCCGATGTCATTACATACATCGGTTTAACGCTTGTTGGATTTAATGTGACAGTTAAAGAAGCATTACCAGTATTTGGAGTTGCTGTTACTGTATCACCTCGACTATACACACCATTTGAAACAACAACAACGTTCTGAATAGCACCATTAGAATGAACATAAATTCTGGCATTGGCAGAAGTATTGCTGCTTGTGCTAGAGAAAGTGACGAAACTGTTTACACCATAAGAACCTGAGTTAGCAGTTACGGAAAAAACAATTTGTTCATCAGATGTCGCAAGACTTTCTAATGAAATCAAATCGTCGTATTGTTTGTAATATGTACCCGATGTCCAATTTAATCTAGGTATCACCAGTTCCACATCATTGCCTGATATTTTTTTAGCGGCATACATGTTATCCCATGCTGTCTTTTCATCAAAAATTGTATCAGCAATTGTTGGTGGATTTGTTTCATTCAAATATGCAAGGTGATTGCCTATAAAAACATATCCAATTTCTGGAGCAGGTTCATAGAACGATTCTTTGAATTGAACCGCAGCAATATAAGCTAATTTTTTAGAAGTTACTGATGGCATAATTTTTTTATTTATTATGGTATTGGAGTATATCCATTTAACACTATCACTACATTTGCAAGTCTCTCAATTGCGGCTTGTAAAGTTGCGGGTGGAGATGTTGCCCACAATGATGTTGATAAGTTTGCTGCGGTATATGGCTCAGCAGTGTTTGCTGCTGCAAAAGCACCATTAGCATAAATTGAAGCACTGTTAGCGGCAGCAAAAGCGCCATTGGCATAAATTGAAGTAGAGAAAGCAATATCAAAAGCAGAATTAGTTTGATTAAACGCAGCCGTAATACTATTATTTTGTGTTATATCCACTCCTGCTGCTGCATTGACAGCATCAAATGCGGAATTAACTTGTATAAATGCAGAGTTAGCATGTATAAATGCTGCATTGGCATAAGAAGCAGAAGATGCACTACCAATATTATCATAGTTTGTGCCATCTTCTGTAAATGTCCATTTATCATCAGCTTCATTCCACAAAACATAAACATTTGCAGAACTACCTCTATCAATTTCTAGTCCAGCATTTAAAGATGGTGCTGATGATTGATCAATCGCTGCATTTAAAGTAAGAATATTATCTGCAATTAAAACAGTTTGTGTGTTGGTGTAAGTCGTTATACCAGTTACAGTCAAATTGCCAGTAATTGAAACATCACCTGTTACTATGCCTCCACTATTGGCACTTAGAGAATTGTTCGCACGAATAAACGCAGCGTTAGCTTGATTAAATCCACTATTAGAATGATTAAATGCCAAGTTTGCCTGTCCTTGAGTCACATCCATTAGTGTATCTAATGTTTTTACGGACATTTTTCTAGAAACTGCCAATCCAGTTTGTGTATCCGTTACCAATAAAAATGTCTTTTCCGTGTTTGATGACGGTGTTGTTAGTTCGGTTAGTTCTGATAATTTAACTGTTGTCATTTGAAAGCCTAATCGGTTGTAAAGATAATACCATCTTCAGTTTCTATCTCATCACCATTTTCTGTATAAACAGATTTTGGAATGTAAGAGAATATTGCTGTTTGTAAATTTGCAGTTTGTGTAAACGCACCAGCAATTGTAGTTAACTCTGCATTACTAAATGCTCCACCAACTCTTTCGATTGTAAACACTGCATTTGTATAAGAACCTGTAGATATTGGTGATGTGTTCTCAAAATATATTAAACTTGTGTATGTATTTGAAATCGATGGTGCTGAGAATACATTATAAATGCCGTTAGCATACACAGATACATTCATAATATGACCTGTGGTGTTTACAAATACACGGGCATTCGTCACATTTGCTGGGCCGTTTGTATCACCAGAGAAATTAATCCAACTATTAACGCCAATAGCACCTGTATTTACAGTAACATTAGCAACTCCACCAACATGTTTAGGTGTAATCGTAGGTGGATAATAATATGCACCGTTGCTAGTAACTGTTACTTTACGAATTGATCCGTTAGAAGGATAAACTTCTACTGTGCCAACTGCTGCTGTATTTGTCTCAACAAAGCCAACATCAATAATTGCAATCGTCTGTGTATTTGCTACACCAGCAGTCGTAAACACCGCATTAGTCAAGACATTACTGTTTGCTGTAAATACTACATTACCAGTATGTAAACCATTTGCCGTTGTCGAAACAATCAAATTGGCAAGATTACTTGTGTTTGCATTATATGACAGTGCAAACTGTGTGCCGTTTCCATTTGATGTTACACCAGTGTAGGTGTGAACAACAGGACCCATTACAATAGAAAACACTGCATTTGTATATGACAAAGTTGAGATAGCAGCAGTATTTTCATAATATCTCAAGTCAGTGTAGACATTTGAAATATTAGGTGTTACAGTGTAAATACCATTTGCAAACAGAGACACGTTTACAATGTGTCCAGTTGTGTTTACATATACACGGGCATTTGCTATATTAACAGACGCATCAGGCGTACCAATTGGGAATGAAATCCAACTGTTTACCGCAACAGCACCAGCATTTGCTGTGATAGTATGAATACCTGGAGTCAAACTAATATTGTCACCATTTGCATACAAACCAATTCTATTTATTTGAACTCTGGTAATAGCACCCGCAGTATTAGAGAATACTTCAACATTTGCAGGTGTATTCGCACCACCACCAACAATCTTCAAGAATCCATTAGCATATCCTGTACCACCAAAACTTGGTAGAAGTGGTAGAACTTGCGTGATGGATACGGGAACGCTGTTTGGCGTTGCTGTTGGGGCGGTTTTGTAAAGTCCCGGCTCCGTAACAGTAATTCTACGAATTACCCCATTTGATCCATAAACTTCAATCGTCGCATTAGCATTGACAATAGGATTACCACCAGAGAATATAACGAATCCATTTTGATGAGATGCACCATTAAATGTTATCGCAGGATTTACAGAAACATTAGGACCCACACCAGTAACAGAAATTGGCCATGTATTCGGCACACCAATCAACTGTCCAATAGTAGTTGGACGATCTGCGGTAGTAATTGTAAAGACTGCATTTGTATATGAAGCAGTGGAAATAGGTGCCACATTTTCATAGTATATCAGATTTGTATAAACATTTGAAACCTCTGGAATACTACGATAGAATCCATTTGCATATATCGTCACATTCTCAATATGACCCGTTGTATTGACAAAGATACGTGCATTGACTGAATTTGATGATGTATTGTATCCTAGATATCCATCAAGATTTATCCAACTATTTACGGCAACAGAACCATCGTTTGCTGTAATTGAAGTTACTCTTAAAGAATTGGCGTATAAACCTTTATCCTTTATAGTCACACTACGGATCGAACCATTTGATGGATAAACTTCGGCAGTCACTACAGTAGGTTGATTTGAGTATCTTAATGTTGCGATTGTAAAGACTGCATTAGTATAAGATGATGTTGCTATTGATGCTGTATTTTCAGCATAGATTAGACTTGTGTAAACATTTGAGATTGTAGGTGGATTAAAGTACACGCCGTTTGCATACATCGTGACATTCATAATGTGTCCGGTTGTATTAACAAACACACGGGCATTTGCAGCAATCAAATTGCTTGAACCAATTATACCAATGTTATTACTGAAGTTAATCCAACTGTTTACACCAACTGCACCTGCGTTTGCTGTGATTGTAGCAATGCCAAGATCATTGAATACGATTGTACCGTTTGAATGTCCTAATCCATTATTGACAATTGACATTGTATGAACAACAGAGTTTGGTGTTGTATTTGGGAACAGAACAACATTTGACTCATACAATCCAGAATCACTTACAGTAATAGAACTTGAATTAACTGAGCCATTACTAGAATACACATCAAAAGATATCTGTGTTTCTCTTACAGGCGCCCCACCAATTGGTATAAGTTTACCTTTTGTATATCCTCTACCAAGATTTGTTACTGTTACAGTGTTTGAATAGAATACTAGATGTGGATCTGTAAAAGGTTCTGCAATAGGTTTATCAGAATATAATCCTCCAGAAGTAAGAGAAACTCTTCTTAGAGCGCCATTTGATGGGTAAACTTCAGCGTTCGCAATTGCAACTATACCTTCTTCAACATTCTTAAACACGATGATGCCGTTTGAATATCCAGAACCATTGTATCCTGGTCTAATTGAAAGACCTGTTATAGTGCCACCACCATTTGAGAAAACTAAATTACCGTTTACATATCCGTTTCCAGAGTTCGCAACCGCAACATTCGCAACCTCACCAATGGTTAACATTATCGTATTACTCAAAATTGTATTAACAGTTCTAATTTCACCATTAACTGCAATTTTTGTCAATCGACTTACTGGTTCTATAATTCCTAAATAAGCTGCCGTGTTGAACTTTGTATTAATTCCAGTAACTATAATACTACCATTTCCAACATTAACTCGGCCGCCAATTGTTCTAAACTGCTCATCTGTAGTGATGTTTTTCTTTTTAACAAGAATATCTTCGCCTTCAATTACTTGCGACTTTTTGTATTCGGAATAATCTACCATTCCAACAGGATGTAGAAGTTCTTTTAATATTTTCTTGTATTTAAAAAACTCAACTTTTGATGATAAGACATAAGAGTAGTCAACATAATAATCTTGACCCTGAATCTTTCTTTCCATTGAAGAAATAATAGAATCAGATGTTGTCCATCTTCCCTCTGTGGTAACATAAGATTGTTCAACTTCTGCTCTAACTTTAGCGCCAACTCCGGTAGCACTTTCAATCACACTAACGGGAATAAATTCATATCCTGATCCTGGATCAACAACATCAACTGTAACAATAGAACCAATAACACCATTACCTGAAGGTTGCAACTGTTCACCATCTGAAGCAATAGAAGCGATTTGTATATTTGCACCAACGCCTGTTGGAGAAGAAACAGTTACAGTCGGAAAATTGTTTTGAATGTATCCATGACCACCTTTAGGATAATAATTAAATACCCCAAGTTTTTGATTTGAGTGTGCTTTATTAAATGGATTAGAGGAAATGCCGTCTATATCTTTAACAGATAGAACTGTGTCTGATGTAATGGTTGCAACCATTCTAGACTCACCATTAACATCAATTATATCTCCAACTTTTAATTCATTTGTAAATGAAGTGCCAGTTCCTTGCAAAGAGGAAGAGGGCGGTGCACCAGATAAAGACACTGTGCCAGAAACTCGGGCATTTGCAACATCGACTCTTACAATAGAACCAATAGCGTTGACGCTACCAACAACAGCAGCGCCGCCTTGGCCAAAAGTCATAATTGGATTCTGACCAAAAACTATTTCATCACCAACTTTATATCCATTTCCACCATCATTAATTTTAAAAGAACCGATTGAGCCTAAACTTTTTACGGTTCTATAATTTGTGTTTGGTCCATACAAGGCGCCAAATGCATCCAGAGAAACTGGAACATCTAATGGAACACCAGTAATAAGAATTTTTACATTGGTAATTGGTCCAACAGTTAAACGATCAAAAGATAAAGCATCAATAAGTCTAGTGCTTGCATTTTCACCAGTAGGTATATTTGCGTTTACGAATCCATAGTTTGTGCAACTAATTACAGTGTTCGCTGCATGAATACTACCATTAAATGAACCTATAATGTCGGTTGATACTAAAAAATTGTTTGCTGACTTTGTACCACTAACATCAATACCATCAACGAATGCCTCAATAGCATAAATTCCATTTCCTGATGGAACAATAGGAGATGTGTTTGTAAATACGGCACCACCTACCAACGATACTATGGAAGATAATGTTCCAGAGAAAATCTCTGAAACAGTTCCTATGGCATTTACAGAAGAGTTTCCGCCAAATACAGTAACTTTATCGCCTACAACATATCCACTTCCACTATTAACAACGGTAAATCTTTTAATTACAGAGAATGATGAAGCACGAACTTCAATTAGTTCGTCATTTGCATCTAAAATTGGAATTGATACTGTCTCACCGTTTAAGAATGTTCCTCTACGAGATTTAGCATTAACCAAAAGTTCAACTGGCAAACCTAGATTGAATGTGTCTGAAATAATTCTACGATTGGCATCCTCAATAATAGCACTAGCGCCTGATGACAATCCTGTAACTTTACGATTTACAAATAGTTTAAAATCAAAATCAGAAAAATTGACTCTTATAGTTGCGCCATTTGTAGGAGCAGTGTTAAAAATTAATTTACGATATTCTTTGTTGATAACATAATCTACAAGATTTTCTTTAGTTATACCATCAATAGAAACGGATACCTGGTCCACATCAAATTGTTGTGGAAGAACAAACGTTTTTTGTGTGCCATTACCACTGTATAAAGAGAAAACGTCAGTATTAATACGAAGTTTGTTATCAACTGTCCACTTACTTGCTGATGGTTTCAGTACATTATTTTTAGGTAAAAGAACTTCTAAATCTTCACCAAACACCAATTGAAATAATAACTTAAAGGAATTTTCTGCACCCTTTGTTCTATAGAGTTCAACAAGATGCTTGAAGAGAAGTGCCTTGTTCGCCTGAACATCAGCAGGTATTAAAGCACCGTATGTGTTATAAAAACTCTGCTCAAAACTATCAATTGATTCATCAACATCTTTGATTGTACGTAGATTCTTGGCTACAGTTGCCAAATCATTGATTTCTGATCCTTGTTTTTGTTCCAGAAACTCATAGTATGCTTGTAGAAACGCTACGAACTTTGGATATTCGTCACGTACATATTCAGGTACCTGTCCGTTTACAAGTATAGACGTTTTTAAATCAGTAGTCATTTTGCTGCTTGTAGAGTTGTACTAATAGATGTTGGATCATTCTCATCAATCGTGATGATGTTATTTTTGATTGTACTTAGTATACCTTTTTCTGACTCAATTGAAAGACGAATATCGCCATCAACAGAATCAACATCTTTAATTAGAATGTTTGAAATCTTCACGACTCCGGTATCATAATCAATCTCACCAGCATTATCATCTACAATTTGACGCTGTGCTCTAGCATCATAATATACAGTACGAATAGTACCAACACGACCATCAATAACTGCCGTAGCAGATGCTCCATAACCACCTCCACCAGAAATAGTAACAGTAGCACGTGTGTAATCAATACCACGATTCGTCACATCAATACTTTGAATTGCTCCATTCACGATTACAGCAACAGCGTTTGCACCTTCACCATCACCCTCAATCGTCACTGTTGGTTGACTAATGTATCCCTGACCAGGATTGATTACTTTGACTGCACTAATACCAGAAAATGATTGTGGTATTTCATCAAATTGCACTGAACGATCTATACCTTCAGCATCAGCAACGGTAAAGAATGTTGATTCAAGTTTATTACCAATTGTGCCTCTACGGAGTGGTACACCAAAATCAATCGTATATGGAACTGCTGCTGTCACATCAGGTGTAATTCTTTTCTGTACACGTGTAACAATTGTGCTGCCTAAAATAGCATTTCTATCTACAGCATCAATTGCATCTTGAACTCTTGACTCTACAAACTTGCCAGAGAACTTGTCAAGATAAGTTGTTTTGTATTGTAAAATGGCATTTCTGATTGCTGTCTTTAGTTGTTCTTCCGTAAGTGTAGTTTTATTTTTATCGTAACTTACATCAGCGGAAATCAAAAGATACAGATATTCTGGATCACGAATGATTGTTTGCACTGCAACCACCGCTTTAGGCTTGATAATCTCATCAATGATTCTTTGCTTCTCTGTGTCCGACAAATAGTAATTTTCTTTTGGTCTTAGTGCAACATACACAGTGCCAAAAGTTGGTGGCGTTTCATCTTCACCGCCCCAAACAGATACAGACGTTATAGCAGGATAACTCTTTTGAATGTATGTCTCATAATCTTTAAACGTCACCAGACGATTCTGAGTTGTAAATTGTAATGGCGCAGCAAACTTAATATTGTCCACTGATTCACGATCTGAACCACCAGCCGCCTCTGATACAGGATCAATAACAAAGTTTGATAATGTATTATTCAAAGAATCTGTAACTGTTCCAGTGGCAACAAAGTTGTTTGCTTTATTTGACGCATCACCATTTGTTACCAAATAACTGATATTAACAATCGCTCCATCAGGAAGTTTCTTGCCAATCACGTTGTCGCCAAAATAGATTTGATATTGTTGTGCTTTGCCCTCTTGTAAGTAAAAAACTTCAGATTGAGTATTTGTATTACTTGCGTCTGTGGCCAAAGAATATACGGAAATCTCTGTGTTTGTTGATGAAGGCTGAACTGTTATTGAAATAGTTGTAGTATCTACACTATCATCTGGCAAAGTAAAAATCTGTTTTGGATTTGTGGCTTGATTGTGATTATATGAATATGTTACCAACTGTCCTTCATAAATTGGAAGATTCACAAAAGAAAAACTTGTATTTGATTTTGTTACTTTTGTTTCAGCTAGTGTTACAAACGAATAACTTATACCATCAATATCGTTTGATAAGAATCTAAATCCTTTTGGTAGAGTTAAAGTAGATGATGTATTTGAATTGGTATTTGCAGTAAAATTGATTACAGCACGTGGTGCTTTACGTGAATAAGGAACATAGCCTAATGTTTTAGCATGTGATATTACAGATTCACGAAGCAATGCAGTATCCATAAATGCTTCATTTGCCACCATATTCAGATAATATGCCTGATAATGTGTATTATAAGCAAGAATATCTAATAGAACGGATAGACCAGAACCTTCAAAGTCATAGTCAGTAAACTCTGATTGCTGATTTAAAAATGTTTTTAGATTTTGCTTGATCGTATCAAAGTCAAGCTCGGTTATTCTTAAACGATCTGCCATTTTTATCTAATTCTCTCTAAGAAGAAATCAATGGTAATTGGATTTGGATTATTTACAATCATAAAAGTTAGTGTCACCGCATATAAGTTGTCGTCTGGTGATGCTTGTGCTCTTATATTAGTTACGGAAACTCTAGGTTCATAATTACCAATTGTTTCCCATAACGCTCTTTCTAATTGTGCTGCCACCAACGGATCAACGTTTTCAAATAAAAGACTTCTAACACCAGAACCAATTTCTGGACGAAATGGACGTTCATAGAAGTTGGTAGAAACTAGATTCTTAACTGAGTTTATAATTGCATATTCGTTGATATGCTTAGACACATCTTTTTTTACAGGATGTGAATTAAAGTTTAAATCCAAATCTCTGAATATTCTTTCAGATGATATTGCTGGATTTCTTGATGTTATTGTGGTTGCCATTTTGTATTTATTCAACCTCCAGCAAAAACATTACCAGAACCAGAAGTCAGTGTGTGTCCAGAATATGCATCACCGACTCTTCCAACGCCTTTTCCATTGACAAATACTGTGCTAGAATATGAAGTCAAAGACACTGTATGTGGCACACAACTATCACCAGACGGTATTAAGTGAACTTGACATAAATCACCAGCACGAACGGCACCGATACTATTCACAAATACATCAGAAGAACCTTGATCCGTGACAGTTGTGGTATCACATCCGTGACCTGTAGATATAGAATCTGTTCCACTTTTTCTTGAAACTGCTGGCATATTAGTTTAGATTAATTGTTTTACCATTGATTATAATATCACCAGTTACATCAAGTCTATAATTACCATCAACATATATTTGAACATCACCTTTGATGTATACTTTCTCATTACCAACAACAACTTCAAACTTATCTTTTTGTATTCTTTCTGAACGTGAACCGTCTGGTGCCCATTCAGTATATGATCCCGAACGATGATATACATGAACACGCTCTGCACCTTTTGTATCATCAAACTCTAATGCATGACCTGATTCAGATTCATACACATTGTTGTATGGATACTTTGCAGCATAGTAAGACGCAGGCTCAACTTTACTTGCTCGTTTTGCTTTCTTTGCCGCTACAATCTCTGATGGATAATCTGAATCGTTTCGTGCTAATCTAGATGTTGTTGGTTCATCCAGTTTACGTGGATAGTTTGTTGCTGACTCATAAGGTTTTACTGGCGCAGCAGCAAGTTCTGTGCTTGTTCTTGGATCTTGAAATGCTCTTTGTGGATTGCCCGCTTCTAATGGTATACTAGGAAACATACCCATCATTACAGGTTCTTGTGCATTTTCATCATCAACAAAAAAGCCAAATACCATATCACCTTCTTTAGGTGTGTAAACATTTGACATGTTTATTGGTATGCTAGGCACAGCCCACGGTAACATGTTCGTTGGTAGTTGCATTTTATTTTGAGAATGCCAACCAATACAACGAACACGACAACGACCCAACTTTAATGGATCTTGTCTATCTTCAACAACACCAACCCACCAAACAAAATTACCTTTACCCGCAAAATCGTATGCAGCATCACTCATTATGATTCCTTCAACAACTCATTTTGTTGCGGATTGCTTGTATAAACTTGAAGATCGTTTGTAGAATCAGTTGCAATCTCAATCAAAGTTTCATGCTTATTATTTGTCAATGTGTGCCTTGCCGCTACTATTAAATATTTACCATTCAAAGAAACATCCTCATTTTGTGAACCTTTATTTTTACGATTGAAGCCAGATGTCAAAACATCCACGTTGAAGCCAGATGTTAATTGGAAGTTTCCTGGCATAATAACTTTCATTCTCTTAGCAATTAGATTCTTGAAAATTGCTCGTCTTTGAAAAGCAAAGTTCTCATAATCTTCCACTTTTGAAATAGATTCTGGATCTTTCTTCTTTATGTACGAACTCTTTTTTCTATTTGCACCAAAAATACTTAACACTTTACGTGAATCAATTGCTGTTATATTTGTTGTATTGTCTTTGTTGTAAATAGTTGTCTGATTAGGATTTTTATTCAAATGATCCATTGTTTTGTAATGATCAGCAAACGTAATATTCTTTTCACTAAAACTTCCAGTAATTGGATCAAAACCAATAAACTTGCCGGCATTCACACCACTACGAATCTTATCAATAGAATCGTTTTGTAAAATTAATTCATAACCTCTAGCACTACTCATCTCATCAAGAGAGTCATTTTTAGATAAGTTTTTTGGATCAAAGTTGATTCTTAAAATAGAATCTTTTTTCAAAAGACTTGATAAAGAAACGTAGTTGTAACCAATTATGTTGGAAAAGAAAACAAAACTTGGCGCATTTCTACTGTCCACTGATCGTCTGGCACACCATTCTATTGCTTCCATCGGATGTAAGTTCGGTACAACTACTTTTTTTATTCCAGATGTATTCTCAATGATGCCTCTTTCATTGTTTTCTAACTTCAAATACGTTGAAAGAATCTTCTTTGCAATTTCTGAATACGGCATTTGATAACTTTGATTTACTCTCTGCTGACTTGAAAATACAAACTCATCGGCAATAAAATGTAAAACATATTTCTCAGTGGATTGATTGACGTTTCTACGATCGGTTTGCTTGTATATTCTAAATGATTTGGTAAATGGAATAAAGTTTGAACTCTTCTCTATATTAAAGTAAATAACTTCTGAACCATCAAAGTTGAGTTCTTTTGATAGACCAATGGTGTCAGTTATCAATATGTTTCCAGACATCATTGGTATAAACAAAGAATCATATATGTTTATTTCATCATATAGAGGAGCAACATCAATGGCTCCACCTTTGGTCATGATGGAAATCTGCTTTACTTTAAACTGTGTGGAATCTTTTAGTTCAATAGACATTACTTAACTATCTCTTTAAACTCATCAAATACATCAGATACAAACTCAGGTTTTAATAATTTAATTTTTCTTTTGGCTTCATTCACTTCCATTTCATAGTCATAATAAGTCAATTTCTCTTTACTTACAGTTTCATTTATAATTGTTCCATTATTCAAAGTGTATGGCGTTGTTCCAACAATAAGATTGGTATAAACATCTGCTGTGATGCGGATTCTTTCTTTTATCGTTTTACTATCGGCAGTTATCGCTGTTGAAGTTCTTGTATTAACTTGATAATAAGAATGAATATTATTCTGACTTTGTGCCCAAGTTAGACCTGTTTGAACTGTGGTGTTTGCGGCTCCATTGGCTGCATACTTGTCATTAACGTATTGAATAAAATTAGGATATGATAATGGCCAATCATATTGTGGATCAATTATATTATTGAAGTTTAAAACAATCCAATGACGTTCTGAACTACCATATATTTTGTAAGCTATTGTTTCTGGTGTATCAGAATCTTTTATCTCATATGGATAAAAAATATTAGAGTTTTCTTTTAACGTTTGCTCAAAAGCAAAACGAGTTGTGATGTTTGTTACTACATCTAAACCATCATTATTTGAATCAACACTATAAAATGTTGATGGAAAAAAATTAAAATAGTTGGCCATTTATCTCGGTACGCCTACGTTGTTATAACTAGGAACTGAATGTGTAGTAGCACCAGTTGTGGCTGGTGTTGAAAAAGGATTCTGTGCGCCAATAGCAGAATCAAAATCTTCTTTGGTAAGATAGGTTGTTTCTCTAAACTGAAGAGACATTTGAATACCAACTGGCATACCTGTACGACCTATATCTGGATTGTTTTCACCTGGCACTTCATACGCTGCCCAACCACGTGGTGCATAATTTACTTGTATGCTTTCAAGAACACAAGATGCGATTGGAGGTATATTTGGATTTTGACGACCTGCATAGTAGAACTGAATATCAAACTCTGAAGGTGGTATCAAAAGACCAGATTGTTTACCTGAGATTTTCTCAAGTTCCGGTGCTTGATGAAATCTAAAACGATCAATAATTTTTTGAACTTCTAATGCTTCTGCTTCATCACGTGGCCAAAAGAAAAACTCAAACTGAAATGAACGAAAGTCTGGTGAGTTATAGATCAATTCTAACATAGGATTTACAACACGACCAGTTACACCAAACACACCTAAACGAGTTGTGTCTTGTGCGCCAGTTATTCCACCAATAACTCTTTCACCTAATGTTTGTAAAGCACCAGTTTTCTTGATTGCTTCCAATGCTGCTCTGCCGCCACCATTTTTATAAGTGTCTACCAAACCTGGTAATGCCACAAGTGCTTGTCCTAATAGTTCTTTACCTGGAGAAAGGCCATCATATGACTGGCGACTATCAAACTGAATTGTATCTGGCATGTACAGAGCAATTGAATCTGTTGTCAATTGTGTGCTGTTCATAAAGCCAAAAGGTGATTTGTCTGTTATCTTTTTTACAGACTTTGTAATGTTATCATTTGCTTTCTGTTCGCCACCTAGAGATACTTGAGGTGGATTATTTGTATTTACCCAATTCTCAATACCAGAACCAATTTTTCCAATAGCACCACCACGACTTATCAAACCTTTGGTGCCAGTTGAAATTAGATTCTCAACACCTCTATTAATTTTTTCGGCAAAAGAGTTTTTAATTTTACTTGAAGATATGCTGTTTGATACAGACATTCCTTTAGACAAACGATCTTGAATATTTTCTTCAGCGCCTTTATCAAATACTTGACCACCACGATACTCAACTGAAAATTGAGTATTCTTTTGCTGACGAACAAAGAATATCATGTAGTGACCTTTGTCTGCACTGCCCACATCTAAAGGATACTTTAAAGAGTTTTTCTTGAACTTGCTATCTACAGCATCAAGGGCTGAAAGTGGTCCAAAAGTACGCTTATCATCATGATTGAAACGAATGTCTGAGAGACCGAAAAATGCCATGGAGATTCCTATTTGTTGACTAGATAGTATTTATGTCAAACAAAGGTAGATTTAGACCGAAAAACCCACAGAAATATAAAGGTGATCCCAATAATATCATCTATAGGTCCACGTGGGAAATAAAGGTAATGAATTATTTAGACCAGAATCCAAACGTTATTTGGTGGGGTTCTGAGGAGTTGGTCATACCCTACATCAGTCCAGTGGACAAAAGAAAACACAGATACTTTCCCGACTTCGTTGCTAAAATGCGTAAAGCAGATGGTACAGTTATGACCTATGTGATAGAAGTCAAGCCAGATAAACAAACTCGTCCACCAACACAAACACGTAAGACAAAGACTTTTCTACATGAAGCCATTACGTATGAGGTGAACAAAGCCAAGTGGCATGCAGCAACGGAGTTCTGTAAAGATCATGGCTGGCAGTTCCAGATTCTCACAGAAAAGCATCTAGGTATAAGATAAATAAAAGATGGCGAAACGACTAATAGATAGAATTAAGGAATCCCTTGCTAAGACAGGATATGTTCCACGCACTCAGCAAGCAAGAGCGTGGCTAAAGTCCAAAGTTCCAGCACTTAGACCCACTAAGGGTGATTTGATGCGTGATAGGGAACGACTAAAAAATCAGTCTATCATAGGTCGTATGTACTTTTATTATTATGATCCAAAGACGAAAGATTCGTTGCCATATTACGACAGGTTCCCATTGGTAATTCCAATAGAACGATACTCAGACGGGTTTTTAGGGTTGAATTTACATTACATTCACCCAAAGCGACGAATCATTCTTCTAGACAAATTGAGTACGATTCTAACGGATCGTAATTATGATGAAGGTACCAGATTCAGAATCAGTTATGATTTTTTGAAACGAGCATCTAAAATCTATGAGGCTACACCATGTATCAAACGATACTTGTCTAGTCATGTGCAATCTCGTTTTCTTGAGATTACCGCAGATGAATGGGACATTGCCGTCATGTTACCAGTAGAATCATTTGCCAAAGCAAGTACCAGCAAAGTCTGGTCAGACTCAGAGGACAAATTTTAATGTCGTTTTCACCAAATCTATTTTTATCAAACATCAAAGGCAAAGATGGCTTAGCACGTCCTTGCCGCTATGAAGTTATACTGCCAATACCTGGATATGTTGGTAACTCTGTCAATAATTCTATTATTGAAAAAATATTGAATCTACCTAATTCAGCATTCTCAGATATATCGGATGCTATAGGTGAAGCCATAGGACAAAAAGGTGACGCCAAAAAAAGTGCTAATCCTGGAATGACTCGTTATCTTGCACTTCAATGTGAAACTGCTGAACTACCAGGTAAAACAATACAAACTGAAGATGTTAAGATTTATGGTCCTACATTCAAAGTGCCATATCAAACTCAATATCAAGAAACATCTTTTACATTTTTATGTACGAATGAATTCTATGAACGCAAGTTATTTGACAAATGGCTAGAATCTATTATGCCAACAGATACAAACAACTTGCGTTTTCCAAAAGGAGATGGTAGAGGAAGTTCTGGATACATGACGCAAATTACTATAACACAATTTGACGATACTATCAAGCAAATCTATGCAGTAAATCTCATTGATGCTTTTCCAATCAGTGTTGCTGCTCAGCCACTAAGTTGGGCAGAAGAAGGATTTCATAGAGTGACTGTTCAATTTGCTTATCAAAGATATGAAACGATTTACGAAGGAAAATATAATTTTGGTTCTGCGATAACTTCCATACTTGGAACAGGAGCTGCCAGATTATTATCATTTTAATTTAACGTGAGGACATTATGTTACCTAAAATAGATGTACCAATTTATGAATTGACTTTACCGTTGACAAATAAAACAATTAGATTTAGACCATTCTTGGTCAAAGAAGAAAAGATTCTTTTGATGGCAATGGAATCAGAAGAAGCAGATTCGGTTCTATTAGCAGTCAAACAAATACTAACAAACTGTTGTTTAGATGATTTAGATATAGAAGATTTACCAATTACAGATATTGAATTTCTGTTTCTAAATCTTCGTGCCCGTTCAGTCAATGAAGTTGTAGAATTACCTTATCGTTGCAATAATAAAGTTACAAAAGACGGTGAAGAGAAAGAATGTGGAAACATCGTCAAACTTGAGATGAACTTACTAGAGATTCATCCAGAAGTTCATGAAAAGAAAATAGACAAGATTGAACTAAGTGACAAGATGGGTATCTTGATCAAGTATCCATCATTCAAAATGGTAGAAGAAGCACAGAAACAAGATGGTTCAGAGGTAGACAAACTCATGAACATTCTTGTGGCATGTATTGATGGCGTATATACCGAAGAAACTATTTTCTATTCTAAAGACGTGCCAAAGAAAGAACTAATGGAGTTTATTGAAAACTTGACCAGAGACCAGTTTGGTAAGATTCAAGAGTTCTTTGAGACAATGCCTAAGATCAAAAAAGATGTAGACTTTCATTGCTCTAAATGTGGATACGAAGAAAGAATTAGTATAGAAGGTTTACAAAGTTTTTTCGTATAACCGTTTGTTATGATAATTTGAAAAATTATTTTGAAACCAATTTTGCATTGATGCAGCATCACAAATATAATCTACATGATATTGAAAATATGTTGCCATGGGAAAAAGGTGTTTATGTGACTATGTTAGTCAACTTCATCAAAGAAGAAAACGAAAAATTACAACAAGAAAAGATTTCCAATAAGAGATAAAAATGGCATCATTTTCAGATTTAGTTAGAGCACAAAGACAATCAGGTAAAAGTGTAGTTACATCTTTATCTGGTGCGTACAATCAAATGAACATGCAGAAGTATGATCCACGAAATGCTTTGTTTAGCAAAGGTGGACTAATGACTTCTTTGTTTCCTGGTCTGAAAGGATATCAAGCATCACCTGTATCAGGTAAATCACCATCATCTTTAGTCTCACAACAAGTGGGCGGTTCACCAACTGCATTGAGTTCCATAGCCCGTGATGCAAGAATCAGTGCAAGAAACTCTATGGCATTACCATCTATCGCAAGAAATATGTCACAGATGGTTCGCATTTGGGGCGGAACACCGGCAAAATATTTTGACAAAGCAAGAGAAAGAGAAACAGCATATGAATCAAAATATGGCGGTGCTAAAAAAGGTTTGCCTGGCTTAGGCAAGTCTGCTGGTGGTGGTGGATTCAATATTATGGGAATGTTAGGTGGTGCATTTGGTGGTATTGGAAGTGTTCTTGGTAGTGTAGTTGGTGGTGTTGGTAGTGTAATCGGTTCTATTCTTGGTGGAATTGGAAGTTTACTTGGCGGTGCAGCATCAGGAATATTTGGTATACTAAGCAGTGCATTAGGTGGCATGGGAATATTTGGTGTAATTCTTGCAGCGGCCAGTGGATTCGTTCTCTATCAAATATTCAAAAATGCAGATTTCTCTGCATTAGGAAAAGGTATAAATGGAACATTAGAATCAATTCAAGGCGCTCTTTCTGGAATATTCAAAGACGTTGATGATGTTTCAGGAAATAAACTGAGTAAATTTATCAATGATGTAAAAGAACAATTCAAAGAAGTCACAATTAGAATAACATCAGCATTAGAAGTTGCAGCAGAAACACTAATGAAATTTGGTGCTGCTGTGTTGAAAGATTTTGGCGGATATTTCAAAAACTTCTTTGAAGAAAACAAAGGTAAAATATATGCCTTGATGGCAATCGGTATAATGGGTCCTAGAACATTACTAACTTTACCTGGTGCAGCCATTACAGCAATTGCTGGTGCAGTAGGTGCGGCAACAGGTGAATATGATTTAGATACTTTGGAAAAACAAAAACAAGCCAAACTTAAAGATTTGGAAGAATTTAGAAAAAATAAAACAAGAAATGTACAAACTGATTTTGAGGGTTATGAAAGTGTTTCCGATAAAGAATATGAGAAAAAACTAAATGAATCAATAGGAGCATTAGATAAAAAAATAGAAGAGAAAAAATCTAGAACGAGTAATTTTCAAACTGCACTAAATGAGTTCAGCACAGAGAATTTGGCAACTCAATATGGTGAACGAGTGAATCAAAAAATGGCAGCAACTACAGGAGCATCATCGGCTCCTTCTCCAGCTGGACCATTATCTGGAGCAAATCTACTTGATATGATTGGTGCAAAAGAAGGCGGTAAGATGGGTTATGATGCTGCCAATAAAGGCAAAGCTGGTGATATGCCAGGAGGTTATCCAGGTCTTTCAAAATTGACTGTAGGACAAGTCATGCAAATGCAGTCAAGAAAAGAAATTTTTGCTGCTGGTAGATATCAAATTATTCCAACAACACTTGCAGGATTGGTTGCAAGAAAAGTTGTAAAACCCGAAGATCAATTCAGTCCTGTCGTTCAGGATAAATTGGCAATGGAACTGATCAATAAGAGAATGAAAGATGCGGGATCGGATCCAGTAAGACAACAATTTGAGTTATCAAAAGAATTTGCGTCAATTGAAAATCCATATACAGGATCATCATATTATGCTGGCGATAAAGCAGGAAATAAATCTTTGATCACAACAAATCAAATGCAAACAGCACTTAGAGGTGGAAACATAGGCGGTGATACACAGACAGCATCAGCACCACCAACTCCTTCTAGAACAGCATCAAATCAAGCACCAAAACCATCTGCATCAGATTCAGTTGCATCTTTAGCGGCAGATCAAATTACAGCATTAGATAAAATGATGGGTGGCCAGCTAATGAAAGGTTCTACAACTTTAGCTGATATGCTTAGAGATATTACTAGAGAGTTCATGAGTAATCCTACATTTGTTGATAGTTCACAGACAGTAAACAATAACATGCCACCAGGACTTTCTTCAGCAGTAACAGGCAGCGCATATAATCCTGATGTTACTGTAATGATGACAGAAAAACTAATAGTAGGAAAATAAAAACGGCACCCGAAGGTGCCGCCGCAAAGGACCCAGATAAAGGAGGTCAGTCCTCTGCTAAAGACTTGAAGTAGTCTAGTTCATCATCATCTAAATCAGGTGAAGTCTTTGGTACAAAGCCATCATCAATTGCTTTTGTTTTAGCAACAGGAGCAGCACCATCTAGACCAAGCACCTTGTCAAGTTTTGCTTTCAATACATCATATGGCTTGAAGTGTTTTGGATCAAGAAAATCTTTTAGTGAATATTCTTTTTTCCATAATGCTTCAAGTTTAGCATCATCACCATCAAACAGTGCAGTAGCAGATTCAAACTCAGACTTGTCATAGTTACGATAGCCTTCAACTTGACGAATCTTGATTTTGAAGTTAGCACCTTCCCAGAAGTCAAAAGGATTGATTGCCTTTTCATCTTCAAATTGTGGATTCATTGCTTCAGTAATCTTATCAAAGATTTTCTTACCAAACTTGTACAGACGAACTTGACCTTCGTTCTCTGGATGTTTAGGGTCAGAAACAATTAGAACATTAGCAATGTAATGGAGACGGCGTTTCTGTTTACGTGCAATTTCTTTGTTTGCTTCAATACCAGAGTTCCACAAAATTGAATTGTGTTCTGATACTGGATCTTTTTGATTGATGGTAGTCAAAGAGTTTTCAATATACCAACCACCTGGACCTTGAAAGCCGTGGTCAAAGACACGAACCCAAGGAAGTGCATCATCACCATCAGCAGCAGGACCTGGAAGAAAACGAATTACTGCCATACCGTTGCCAGCTTTGTCTACTTCAGGTGACCAGAAACGATCATCACCTTTAGAGCCGCCACCTTCTGTATTGGTATTGATTGATTCAATCGCTTTTGTTAGCTTATCAAAAGAGTTGCGATTACGCTTGAGACTTGAAAAGTCGGACATGTATTACCTCGTATAAAAAGTTTATTAGATTGTATGTGCATCTTGTCCACATGATTCATTATATACATGTATATATGTGTCGTCAAGTATGGACTGCACGATTTTTATCGTTTTAGCCGAATCTGTGTGAAGTATGCCAATACCACCAGCCATGTTGAAATCATCAATGACATCTTCGGTATCATCAATTAGTATAATGTCTGGCTTGGCATAGTTTGCTTTCAGTTTCCGACCAGGTACGATATTGGCTGTGAAGTCAATGTGATGTCTTTTTAGCCAAACCTTTTTCTGCCGTTTTACTTCATCATGGTGTCTATGTCCACCAGAAGAAGAAAGAATCTCTACAGGTATATCCAATGAAATGATATACTTCAATAATTCTAGACCACCTGGATGCCAATCAAGTGATTCAAAGTTTTTACCTTCAACAAACTTATTCCATTCAAGTGTAATCTTTTCACCGTGTGGTCGTTTTGCAAGTAAATCTATATTGAATACTTCTTTATATCGTTTATAGAAATCACACAGAACACCATCAAGATCAAGATATATTTTCTGTATTCGCATCGTATTCTTTCTTTAGTATAAGTTTATATTTTGTAGGTTCAAACTTTATAAATGGTGTATATTTCTTTATCTTGCGACTGATGTTTGGATAGTGTATAGTGTCAGCAATTTTCTTGTCCCACATAGGCACAAAGTTCATCAACTGATTCAATATGCAGACAGTCTCCAATGATATCTCATCATGTAGAAGCATCATCAACAACTTTGGATAATCATCTTGTATCATCAACAAGTCATTTGGATTGTTATGACTCATCAACGATTCAATTTCATTGGTAAAGATGTAAGTCAACGACTGAATAACTTTCTGGCGTTTGCGATATTCAATATCTGCTTCATTTGTTAGTAGATGTCCAATCCAAACATTGGAATCATGGACAAGGTTCGCAACAATAAAGTCACGACCTTGTTCATCATTAGAAAATCTACGACTCAATTTATAGAAATGGTACTTGTCTTTTCTATTTTCAAACGCATCAATACTGGTGCTTACTTTACCATGATATCTAAAGTAATCGTAAGAATCGGAATTGAAGTGAAGTTTGAGAGAAGAGTATAAACAAAATGCTTCATAACCTGTCATATCGGTAAACGATTACCTTTCACTTTCAACATATTCAATCGTTCTGCTTGTTCGTGGATTTTTGATTTTAGATTTGGTGTGATGAGCGTAGCAGCAACCTCAAGTTCCAAACCAGTCTCTTTGCAATGTTCAGCAATAGCCTCAAGATATGTGTAATCTGTACTGGCTACCATCTTCTCAATTTGCAAAGAGAACTTCATCATTTCATCTTTAGTAGGCATTAGAACTTTACTTTTGCACTACCAAGTGTACCTGGCATTTCAGTTTTGAAAGAGAACGATTCAATCTGTTCAGTTGTCAAAGGTGCCATCGTAGGATACTGATTGATGTTTGTCCAGTCACTATATGATTTTGAAGTCATCGTAGACAAATCAGTTACAGTCAATGATGCAAAGTCAGCAGTAGTCAAAGCACGGATTTGTTCAGTGCCAAACAACCAGTTATTATTTGGTATGTTACTGAAATCAAACTTGGCTTGATATGTTGGCTCATGCTCAGGTGGTTCAGTCAAACGATAACCATCATATTCGTTATAGTTATATGGCGGTTCAATTGGAACATTCCGCATCAATTTATTTTCTTGTGAATTGTATTCTACAACTTCAATATCACCATGAATTTCATATCCACATCCTTGTAGAAACTCTTTGAATCGTGCAAAGATGTCTCCAAGATATAATTCATTACAGTTCATTTCTAAATGTCGTTCACCATCATTTGAATCAAAACGAAAAGTAAAATTGTGGTTCTCATTGTAATCATCATAACTCATTATATAATCTCCTATTATTTACGATTTGCAGCGTGTGCTATACAAACAATATCATCACTCTTGGCATATGAACACCTAACTGTCAGCGGATCAATGCCCTTTGCGATAGCGTTTTCAATATTTGCTGCCATAAGTTTTCTGTCGTTCAGACCATACAAACATACCGCAGTAACGATTGAAAGTAAAACCACAGTAATTGCTATCGTGGTTACACTACTCAATCCCTTTTCCATATTCACCTTCTCCTTTTTGTTTAGTATACTCATGTGCTTCTTTTTACCTTGTTATAAAAAATGTGCCTACCTATTTGTACCGTGTGTTTTATGTTACTCCATGTTGGCTTCACATAGTCAGCATGAAAGAACAATGCACCCTTTGTTGGATCTTTGAATGTTTCAGTGTATAGGTAAAAGCGCAATGCCAAGTCAGTAAGATTATTATACACTGGATTGCTCTCTGTTGTCAAGATGTTGCGATCAATCATACCTTTTGCTCTCTTGTCGCAGTACCATGAAAACTGACATACACCTTCCGCTTTTTGTTTTACTACGCCACAATAAGAATCAGGAAACATACCTGATTGCATTCTATTGTGTGTGACAAATGCTACGGCAAGTTGTCCAAGTTTTGGTTCTTTACCTGCTTCAAAATACATGTTCTGTGCAAGGCATTCTACCTCTGCACGTGCATGAGGCGATAAATCTTCCAGTTGTACATGCGGTGTAACTGGCACACGAATATTTGCTGCTGCATGTCCTACGTATAATACAAATACTGCAAAGATACTACAAAGTAATAGTGTTATGTAACGCATAATTTCTCCTATAAGTTAGAGAGGTGCATCAACGCACCTCCGTTCCCGTCAGGCAGATTTTTTGCTCTGTGTTTTTTCTGCTGAAATATTTGAAACGAAACCATTCAAGGCTGCTGCCTTAGTGATGATATCTGTTTCTGAGGGATAAGTTGGAAAGGCAGGATGATCTGGTATTGCTTGTCCGTTTAGTTTAGCGGACTCTACCTTCACTTGCCATTCATTGACTAGCCGTTCTTTACTGGAATTATAATCTTCCAATAGAAGTTCTTTGGCCATTTTAAGAAGTTCAAGACGAATCTCAAACGGTGTTAGATTACTCATGTGTTTACTCCTGTGTGTGTTTACTGGCGATTGTGTGTGTAGTGCCAGTATACTTATTTAGTATCTTTTAGTCCCAGAGGTTACGGAAATATTTGCCGAATAGACGGAATCCGTTGTCCATACGTTCGTATACTTTGAACATACCTTCATAATCACATTT